AAGGCTGGAATAACTTTCACACTGACAACTGGCGGCGGATCGCAGGCGATAATTGCTAGGGGACATGGCGGGTACGTCAAAGCTGTACACGGGCAAGACTGTCTCGGTTCGGTTTTTGATACACATCCAAGCATTGATGAATTAACCGTAGGAAGTGTTACGGGAAATTTGATGGACGGTTCCGTAGAGAGCGCCATTACGATTCAAAGTAATGATGTAAGCATAGAATCAATTTGTGTTCGCAATTGGCAACAACATGGTGTTCTTATACAATATTTTGGTAAACCAAGTGATGAACGGCGATGCTTATATCATATTGGGTCTTGCGAACTAGGCCAAGGAGGAGATAGCGCTGGCGACTATGTGCTAAATGTAACCAACAACGCAACCACCGACCCCTCTGACTTTTCATATAATATCGGAAGTATTGCAGGAAAATCGGGGTCTGGCATAATCCAGCAACCGGTTTCTGGTGCTGGTAGCATACGGGGCTACATAGGGACGTGTGTAATCGAATCGACTGACGGGAACACCGTTTACGTTTATAATCTATCGACTACGGGAAAGAACTTCCTAACCATAGCTAACCCCGATATTCATTGCTCAGACCCAGATTCAACAGGTGTTTATACTGCATATGTACGAGCGGATAATTACTACACCGCGAACACGGCCCAAGGTAGTTTTCTGAAACTAGGACCGGGGACGGCCAAGCGCTCTGATAGTGGAATTACGTCAGTCATGTTTCGAGTAATTGGGGCCGATATAGAGGTCGATCCAATGACAGAATTGGACTACCCGGACACGTTGAAGTCCCAAACGAATGGCGCTGTTTATACAATGACGAGGGCTTAGGAATCAAGATGGACCTTCAAATCGTATTTAACATTGTCATTGGCTTGCTATTATCTGTCGTAGGCTGGCTTGCTCGCGAGTTGTGGGGTGCCGTCAAGAAACTTCAGGAAGATCTGCATCAGGTTGAGGTGGATCTTCCGAAGTCCTACGTCAGCAAGCATGAGTTCCATGATACCATGCAGCGAATCGAAAGCATGGTGCAGAAGATCTTCGACAAGCTAGACGATAAGGTTGACAAATGAAAACATCTGATGATGGTGTCAAGCTGATCCAGCTATTCGAAGGTCTGCGACTGACTAGCTACGTCTGTCCGGCTGGTGTCTTGACGATTGGCTATGGCCACACATCTGCTGCTGGCAAACCTACTGTCGAACCAAGGATGACAATCACCAAGGAGGAAGCGACTTCCATCCTGCGTGCTGATCTGGGGCGCTTTGAAAGTGGTGTCGAAAGCCTGGTCAAGGTGGATCTGACCCAGAACCAGTTCGATGCGCTGGTCAGCTTTGCCTTCAACTGTGGGTTGGGTGCTCTCAAGAAATCAACCTTGCTCAAGCGAGTGAACGCCAAGCGATTCGATGACGTTCCGGCGGAGTTCATGAAGTGGACCAGGGCCGGCGGTCGTCAGCTTGCCGGTCTGGTTCGTCGTCGCCGGGCAGAGGTGGAAATGTGGCGTAGCCTGTCAGGCATCGAGCCTGATGGCAGCAGAGTCCAGCCAGATCAGCCCGTGGCCAGCAAGTCCATCGCGAAGAGCAAAGAGGCCAACGCTGCTGTAGTGGCCGGTGGGGCATCTGTGGTGGCAGCAGCAAAGGAAGTAATCCCTGTAATCCAGAATGCCAATAGCGCCCTCACTGGGGCTGTGGAAGCGCTGGGGAGGCCTGCCGTGTTCATAGCAATCATTGCCACACTTGCCTGCGTCGGCATCTGGTACTGGCGCAAGCGTCGCCTTGACGAGGAGGCGGCATGATTAACTGGATCCTAAGTCCAGTCATGCGCTGGGTGTCTATTGCTTTTGGCATACTATTGGCTATTGGCTCAATCTATGGTAAGGGCCGAAGGGATGCTAGGCAAAAACTTGAGGCTAAGAATAATGAAGATATTCTCAGACGCACCCAAGACGCTCTTGCTGCTGGCGATTCTATCAGCCGCGATCCCAGCCGGGTGCGCGAAGATGACGGGCACCGTCGCGACTAACGCCTCTGTCTGCCAAGTCTGGCAACCAATAGGCTGGTCGAAGAAAGACACCGACCAAACAATTGTGGCGGTCAAGGTTAACAACGCCAGGCGCACTGGCTGGTGCAAGCGGTAATGACTACCGCCAAGCCGACTGCCAGGCAGAAGCAGATTAAGGAAGCCGTCGAGAAGCATGGTAGCCGACGTGCTGCTGCCGCTGCATTAGGCGTATCTCGCGGCACAATCAATAAACATATGGAGCGGCTGATGGATCAAGGCATCCGGGTTAAGCCGAACCAGCCCAAGCTACCGCTTGAGCCTGTCAGTCTTAAGATCAAGAAAGAGACTGTCACCATCTGCGCCATTGGCGACTTCCATGACTGCCCCGGCCAGGACAAGTCTCGAATCAAATGGATCGCTCGATACATTGCCGACACAAACCCTGATCTGGTTGTACAGATCGGAGACTTCGCCGACTGGAATAGCTTATCAAGGCACGAAAAACCTGGCACGATTGGCTACGCTGACAAGCCCGCCTTTGTCGATGATCTCGACAGCGCCGAGGAAGTTCTCAGCCAGTTCCGCAAGATCCTAAAGGACGGCCCGCCTTGTCATATTACCTACGGCAATCACGAGGATCGACTGGAACGCTGGGACAATGAGCAGCCGGAAAGCAAGGGCCTGTCGTTTGCTGACCGGCGCGATGTGTTGTTCAAGAACTACGGCTGGAAGTCTTACGCATATGGCCAGTGGCTGTTCATCAATGGCGTTGGGTTTACCCATGTGCCGCACAATCTGATGGGCCGCGAGTACGGTGGCAAGACTGTCAACACGATTGCCAACGATGCCGTGTTCTCGATTGTATTTGGCCACAGCCATCGCAAGGCAGAAATCTCTGCACCGAAAATCGGCCCGGCTAAATCAGTTGAGATCCTGAACCTTGGCACCGCCATGCCGCAGGGCCTGGTCAAGTATTACGCTGGTAAGTCCATGACTGGCTGGGCATATGGCGTCTGGTCTTTGAGCATAAGGGATGGCCACATTGTCGGACATTCATACACATCAATGGCAGACCTGGAGAGCAGATATGGTGATTGATTCTGAAGTGCGTGATCTCGTCAAGAAGGCGGAAGAAAAGCATGGCGACAAAGCGGCGTACTATCTGGCAGCGACGATCCTCTGGCTCGAAGATTACTGCTCATACCTCGAAGGAAACACCAGTTCAGGATTCATCAGAAGCGGACCACCTGCCAACAAGCCAGCAAATAAAAATAATTGAGCGCAAGCTAGGCAGAGATCGAGTTCTGGGCTGGGCCTATTATGACAGGCCGCTGATAGAAATAGATTCCAGACTTAGGCACAAGCTACAGCAGGAAGTTCTGCTGCATGAATTGCTGCACATAGCATTGCCAGATCTATCAGAAGAAACCGTAGACCGAACCGCCAAGTTCATGGCCAACCATACCTGGCGATTCGGACTAAGGAGAGTGCAGCGTTAGTCTTTCTCTTTAACCACAAGCGTTGCATATCCGGCAATATCAATCCAATGATCCTGGAAGTGTGGATCTCCAGATAGGATACGGCTCACCTTAGACAGGATCATGTCCAAAGATGACCGCTCCTTGTTGTCTAGCTTGTCATAGTTTCCCGTGTTCCTGACAATCTTCATGATGTTGCCGTTGATATTGGCGTAGTCATCGTATGAACCGTGAACTTTTTTCCTTTGCTCAAGCACTTCGTTCACGAGTTCCATTTCTACTTCATCCTTCTGTTCTACGAGAATATCTTTGATTCGCAGGTAGTCAGCCATAAAGGTCTGATCTTCCTTCATTCTTTTTGTGCCAGTAATGACAGCGTTAAGAATAGATGTATGATCCCTACCACCCATTGCCCGACCAGCAGCAGGGTAGCTTAGGGTAGTTAGTTCCTTGATTAATATACAGGCAAGGAACCTGGCGCGGACCAACTCTTTCTGCCGCCGACTAGATCTGATCTCTGGAATAGAGATCCCGGTTACATGAGCAACCACCTTCAAGATGTCTAGGCTTGTAATCTTTCCAGGCGAAAGCTCTGGAAGAACTTCAACATCTTCAAAAGGTTTTGCTTTCTCTTCATCCTTAACTTCTTCTGACTTCTTGGGCAGCATGACTACTGGCTGCGTCTTGGCCTTCCCATGTATCCTGGCTTTTGTGTCCCTCACATGCTGCATGTACGCAACAACATCAATCTTACCATTCTCTAGCATGTACATTATTCTTATCCTTACGCTACTTGCTGTTCAATCTGATGGACGGAGTAGAGATCCTTGAGATAGGTGACGGCCTTCTCAGCCATGCTTGCGGCACGGATGATTGCCTGGCTATCTTCCTTCATCATGGATACCCAATGCTTAAGGTAGGCATTGCTTTCGTCCTTAGTCGATTGATATATATCCCATTCAGAGGACAGGAATGCCGCACCCATTTCAGCAATGAGTTCCTCGGCCGCATATTGGTGGTCACCAAATCGCTGACCGAGCTGCCTATCCAGCCTGAATTTTGCGCCAGTCCAATGGACCAGTTCGTGAAATAGGGTGCTGTAATACCCATTGAGATCGTGGAATTTCGAGACTTCTGGCATACGAATCTCGTCATGCTTAGGGATGTAGCATGGGTTGAACTCGCCATGGAGGATCTTGGCTTTCGTGCTGTATATGAAAGACATGAGATCCATATCCCGCTCGGTCTCGTCTGCGCTGTTTGATGGCTCCGACGATCCCTCGCTATAGCCATCGACCTGGGCAACATTGAACAAGTAGTT